CAGCAATTGAATAACTGCACACTATCAGAATAACTGTCAGTACCAACCTCAAACTATGAGACAGTAATGAAGATACGTTCTGAATAATTATGTGTAACTGTAAGAACAGCCCGATTCTAACCCATCAAGTGGGAGGTTATGAATCAGTTCCACGTGGTAAACCCAAAAGCCACGCAGCACCGGTACTCCCTCACTAAGGAGGGAGTGGAACGCCACCATATTGTGAGGTGGCGTAAGGTGGTATTGATACAAAGAAACTAAAATTAGTATCCTCTGCACCAGCACGCAATACATCAATTTTAACGGGAGCAGCAGCCTCAACTCCGGCAGGACCGAGGTCAGGATTAAAAGCTCCAACCTGAACAAATGTATCACAAGTCAATCCTCTCTGACTCCGAGTCATAGGATAATTGGTTCCAGTGTAATAGGCGATATTAGCTCTAGAATGTACCTTGGAATATTGAGGTACGCTAACCTCTACCATTTTGAAATCACTAAGATTTTCAATGACGTAGTTAGCATAATTCATAAAGTTGTAATCACCTGTCCAGAAATTAGGCTCCGGTACAGTTGCGTTAACTACTACATCCTCCACATCGTAACCGATGGGAGAATAGAAATATTTAACAATAACAGGACCTATGCTAGAGTTTCTAGAAGATATTTTTAATCTAACACCTCCTCTGGAAAACGCAAACACTTGACTAAGAGAACTATAGAGATCAGGAACATTGACGAACGACACAAATCCTCCGGCAAAAGGGCACAAACTACTAGAGAAAGGAGCAATAGTACATATCGCTCCAGTAGAGCTGGGCGTCTTGGAATAAGGTACAAACCTTTTAACCAGAGTACGCAAATTAGTAATTTTCTCCCCAATAGCTAGAGAAGAAGTTTCAAGTTGAGCAGTCCTTCTTTGCATGCCTCCGATAACCTTGAATTCTCCTGATTGCAATTGGAACTCGGGTGCTGTAATTTTATACTGGTTAGCAAACACAGCAAATTCAGCATCCTTACCCAGTGCCATCTCGACTAAAACAGTAATACCCTGTGTCACCGAATCTGGAGCAACTAGAGGGTCAATGACCCTTATCTCCAGTGTTCCAAATTTATTGGTTTGTGTATTATTTATATCAGTCGATAAATATGGAGCATTACAGATATATGGAATCTCCAAAGTGTATTCCGTAATATCACGAATATCGACAATATCACGATAAACATAAGGAGCAACAGAATCTGTAATCGCAGCACTGATGTAATCCCGAGTTTCAGGATTAAAGTCAAAAGATATTCTTCCAGAATGAAACTCAGTCTTGACGAACTTGAAACGGAACACTACAGAACCTCGCCAATTAGCGAACATAGTACCTAAATACTGAGCTGGCGTAAGATTAAGGAAGTCCGATCCACCATGAGTAGTGGTTATAGCCCCAACAGGCCACAACCCTACTGGATAGATAGCTAACCTAGTATCTTCGGCAGCACCAGTAACCCATTGAAACTGATCCTGGTAAGAGAAAATGGAAGCCATATAGGCGACATCCATTTCGTCTTCAGCGACCGGTCCCTCAGGTTTGGCAACTACGGAAGCATTAACATCTAAGGACAAAGGTAAACTCATGTCAACCTTGTTAACATTAGTAGCATACTGAGCATTGGTAATTTTGAACCTATGTTGAGGTTCAAGATTAGCAGGTGCACTCCATCCAAATACAGAAGCAACATTAGCGGTAATGTCAGCAGCCCATTTAACAGGAGCCGTAAATTGACTAATGAAAGGTACAGCATTCAAATAAGAGGAAGCTTTAGATACCTTCATCGCCATCGACTCAATAGGGCCGACACCGGCACTCTTTGCCTCTCTCTCAGATGGATTTGCTCCTCTCATAGTATTCTTAGACTTAACCATTGCTCTACCAGATTGTAATTCTACTGGCAAAGCTTGTCCTACAAGTTCAACATCTTCATAATGTGCCCACAAAGTGAATTTAGCATTAGGAGATCCTGTTCCGGTAGTCAATGGTGCATAGGGGAATATTTTAACATAATATTCAACATCCCTAAAAGCATCAGGCATCAACTGTAGCGAATAAAAGTCGTAAACCATAGTGTAGGGAAGTCTTAGTTCACAAGCAGTTTGAGTAGCAATATCAATTTCTGCATGTGGCAATTGACTCCTCTGCACTAGAGTATGAGCGTGACAATTGAAGTAATCAACAGCTTTGTTTTCACTAGTAAAACCTCCAAGAGGAACAGCGCAAAGCATATACCTCCCTTGTTGAAAACGTTCACCATTAACTTGTAATCGCAAGACCAATGTACCTCTAAACCCCAAGAAACCCTGAACTTTCCTGTGGTAAATCGTATTACTCAGGAAATCATAAGGGAAAAGATTCGTTGTGAAGGTAGTAGCAGTATCCCCGAGAGAAAACTGACCCACCTTTATTTCGAAGGGTTTTGAGAGATATCTGATAATAGAATCAGATTCTACACTGGAAGAATGAGAAAAGTAATTATCAAATTGACTAACCGAAGTAACATTGGAAGCTACAGCTACAGTGTTATCCTCGATATATTGCGTAGTGGAAACATTTCTAGTTTCACCTTCAACTACTTCCACTGGTAGTGTGACGGTGGTTTTATTATCATTTTTATTTTCAGCAGGTCATTATCTCTTCTCTGTGATAGACCTAACAAACAGAGCGTAGGAGTTTATCCTGGATTTTGAATGGGCTGCATTCGACGCATCCTGGTAGTAATGCTAAATAGCACACGTCATACATATACAAAGCCTCAATTAATGTTTTGCTTAGACTCCTATTTATATACAATAATTGGGTATCCAGGGTATATGGTTTGCACATAGTGCATACACCTTTAAGGCAAGTGTGGCCCTGTGACTTTAATAGTCACAAACAAAAACGGGTGAATGAAGGACCTGATCTCTCCAATAACTCTGATTGAGGTTATGGAAATCTGGTCTCTCCATCAAAATATCTCCAAGTTGCCTAAGAGAACTATACATTATGTTTATATACTTATTCCAAATCTCAGGAGAGTGGAGTGACAATTCTCTATAAAAGAAATTTACACAATCCACAAATACTTTATTATACAACGGACCTTTCTTAGACCAGTAGGGCGTCGACATTAGAGTCTCTAAGGATAGAGCTCCCATGTATTTACCTTGAGGAGCACACCACACAAAAGTTCTTTTTAAGAAGGAAACTGACGATATATCACGCCAGCCCCCCAATTCTCCCTTAGTGTCAGATGTCATTTGAAAACCTAATTCGGCGACTTTTTCTGCTATACGGACAGGAGTAAACACCTCCAATATGCCCTTTCGGGCAGAATAAGTATTATCGTCTCCCAATACAACTAAAACAACATCCTTATTAAAGGACACAGATCTCAGCTGCTTAGGAACCAATGAGAAATAAGAATACCTGAGTAACAACATATTGGTTAAACAATTCACTATTAGAGTTAAATATGAACCAGAAGGCAAAGATCCCTCCATTTCATAAATATCTCCTAAAAACGTGATCTTGGCATTAATAACCTCAAGGAAAATAGTGTGTCTGGCTTCAGAATGTTTTGTAAGACCCTGAAGTTCGTACCAATTTTGGATTACTTCTAAAGCTTTAAGCATAACAACAGGATTGTTCGATGCATCAAATGCACTATAATCTGCTGAATCAACCTTAGCTTCAGACCTGTTTTCATAAAGAGACGTTAACTTCAAATAAAGTGAGTGCCACGCCTCATATGGATTAAGAGTTGAAGCATTCTCTTTATCTAGACAATTGGTGAAGAAATATTCCACGAACTGTCCGAAAAGCATCTTAGTGACTATAAACAGTACAAATGGCGTCCCGCAATACGGGCGCACCTTTCCATATAAAACTTTCAAAAAAGATAAAACCTCATCTTTCAGGCTCAAACAGTATATAAAATCGTGTCTATAGCCCCTATTAGCGTCCTCTATTATTTTATAACATTCAGATTCCAATTTCTGATAAGTCTCCAGATCATTATCTTCACTAAGAGGTAGAATTCTATTTTTAATCTTCTTATCAGTAAATTTCAGAGGATATCCTGCAGACGTGGATGTAGGTATTGAAGATCTGTTAGCTATCAAAGGGTTACCATACAGGGCCTCACGAAAAGGCACCAAATCCTCAGTAAAATAATCCTCACCAGGACTCAACGTCAATTTAAGATCCACAGTGGCCTCCTCTAAAACATTCTCATCATAATTGAGAGGTCTATGGTAATATTTACTTAAAGCTACTTTAAGAGGATCGATATCATCATGTACATAACACTTAGCTGGTTGCTTGGGAGGAACTGGAAAATCCGTCCTAGCTAAAGGTGATCTTACGATTCTACTCGTCGCATAAGGAGTATGAACGAATTCGGCCTTTCCGATCTTCTTAATTAGAGATAGAGATCCATTCTGTAAGACAGCACCATCTTCTTCAGAATTAGAGTGCAAAACTTCCTGGAGTTCACTAATCATTTGCTGCGTCACAATACCTGCGTAGGCATTTCTAACAGAATAAGACCTAGCCGTACCTGCTACATGTATGCCTACTATCCTACGAGACTGCAAACGTGTATCCCTAACATAAAGTGGAACACCGCAATCTCCTTGTACAGAATCTGCTATGTAATGTATACCTCTAGACATTTTTAAGACCTTAAAATCTAATTTATCTAATCTCGCTTCAGATAGAAATGCTCTCTTCCCTTGTGAGTTGAGATACACCATTACCGATAAGCCTGAAGATAACATACACTGCACATCTTCATCAGTGACAAAATTCTTAAGTATATCTTTCTTCTTGAAAGCCAATGGAGGTACGTCAACCATTAGTAGGTGTTCCCCATTGTCATTTAAAACCGCCATATTGGCAAAGAAAGTATCGCCACTAAGCTCTCGAAAGAACTCTCCTTTACTAATTATGACCTGCAACTCACCATAAGCTTCAGCTCCCTCCTTATATTTATCGAGAAAGTGTAACGGCATTAAAATATCCGAGCTATTGATAAATATTACAGACCCCATATTGATTTCTACCTCATCATTTACAAAAGACAAATCGAAAACGTTTTTATTCAGAGACTGAGAAACGTTTATGGCATTTATATCACCTCCTTGAAGAGTGACTTTAGTAGCTTTAGAACGTCTAACAGCTTCTTTAGTTTTAGGTTTATTAACTTTAGCAGCCATGTAATTGCCCTGTTGTTCCACTTCTGGACCAAACATGGAAATCAAACCTGCTAGTGTTGCCTTAAAAGAAGGCCATAAAGAATAGCTCACTCCTGCAACTACTAATCCCAGCACCAGTTTTTGAGCTAGTGTGTTTCCGGTGATTTTGCAGCAGTGTTGAGTAACTGCCTCCTTCCAAGTCTTTATTTTTATTTGTACTTTTTCCAGAGGAGCGAGATTGCTGTTATAGTATTCCATGAGAGCTTTATACCCTCCTTCCCGGAACGCCAAATAGCATGTTGATGGATCTCGTAAACCACCGTACGCTACAAATGCCGTGAAGAGGCGGAAAAATGGAGCCACGTCTCGTTCTTGTGCGCCCGTCATGATCAGCACATAATCTTCATACTTTTTCATCAAGTGCGACTTTAGGCCGTGGTGGATTATAGCGTAATCCTCACCATTCCAATCTAAAAATGTCTCTTCCCATTCGAGAAGGCCTAATTCACTCTCTTCATTTGGAGCGAATAATTTG